ACGGGCGATTTACCTTTTGAAGGAACGCTAAAAGACGCGCATGATTTGCGGTCTGCCATATTAGCCGACCTTAGAAGCATAAATAAATCGACTGATTCAAAAGCTAATTTAACAAAAAGTAATTTAGAGAAATTAGAAGCGGGTATTAATCAGACTATAGCGCAAGGCGTACCTGAAAGCGCGGGAGAAACTTTTACTGGCGCAAATAAATTATTTAGAGAAACCGTAGCCGCGCCATATATGGAAGGTGAAGCTAAAAGATTAACGACAGAAAATACGTTTTCTCGCCCTAGAATTAACCCTTCAGAAGTAACAGATAGAGCGCTACATCCTGATTATGCAGTGGACTATGTTAATGCGTTTGGAAGTGACCCAGAAGCAATGCAGACCATTGAAATTGGTATTGAAGGTAAATTTAGAAATGCGTTAAAGAAAGGTGGTCAAGCAGGCGCAGACTTTATAGAAAAACACAACGAAGCGTTAACCACTTTAGATTCTGCGCCGGCTAGCGCGGGAATTAAAGACCGATTAAGCGGATTCGTTCGTGATTTTGGTAGTGCAGAAACTAAACAAGCAGCGCTTGGTGAGCAGATTAAAGCAATTCCTAAAGTGGTTGACGAATCGGTAGCTAACCAACAGCGGATTATTAGCAAATCAGCTAAAGACTTAAGTGCCGCAACTGACCCTGAAAATTTAGCTAAGATAGCTGTTAATGCAGACGTTCGCACAATTGGGCGCATACTGCACAAATTAACGCCTGAGGCTAAACCGGAATTGGCGCGTCAAGTCATTGATAATGCGTTTGAGCCTATGACAACAGGCGTTGAAAATGCAGGTGCTAAGACAGTTAAAGCGCTTGAAAATTCGCGTATTGCTACACTTTTAAAGGCTACTTACGGTAAAGAAGAAGGTGCGGCTAAATTGGCAGACTTTAAAGAAACCGCCAATATTCAGTCAATGCTTGAAAAAGTCAAAAAAGAAGCGCCAAATCACCCTTACGACACAGCGCAAGCGTTGGACAACTTGACTGAAGGTAAACCGGCGTTAAAACGTACTGTAGAGAAAATTATGTCGGTGCTTAATGACCAAGAACAATTTGAAGCGCTTGCTATGACGGGCCGTCGAATAGGGGAAAGCACAAAGAAAATGGCTTCTGAGGTAACGCCGCATACACCGTATCAATTGACAACGGAAGGTGCAACACTTAGATGGATTCATGGTTTAGTCACTAAACAAGCCGACAAAGCAATTGCGGATAAGCTGTCCAAAGAGCTTATGTCGTCGGAAGCATTTGCTAACGCTATTGAACGAGCGCAATCTCGTTTGCCTTATGACGAGCGAAACCTTAGAATAGGCGCAAGCGGTTTAGCAGGTCAAGGCTTATCTGCATTGCAATCACGCACATCATATAAAGGGGAACAATAATGGCTTTTAATGGCTCTGGGACATATAACCTGCCTGCTGGCAACCCCGTTGTTACCGGCACAACGATTTCATCATCAACAACTAACACAACCAACAGTGACATTGCAACGGCGTTGACAAACTGTATCACGCGTGACGGGCAGTCTACGCCGTCAGCTAACTTGCCAATGAACGCTAAGAAACTCACAGGTCTTGCCGCTGGCACGTCTGCGGGGGACAGTGTGCGCTATGAGCAGGTGGTGCTTTCTGCTTCATTAGGCACAAACGTAGCGACGTTTCTTGCAACACCCTCAAGTGCTAACTTAGCGGCTGCGTTAACGGATGAAACTGGAAGTGGCGCAGCGGTATTTGCAACTTCACCTACACTTGTCACACCTGTGCTTGGCACACCTTCTAGCGGTACGCTGTCATCTTGTACCGTTGATGGTACAAATGGCGTTGGCTATATTAACATCCCTCAAAACAGTCAATCAGCGGCTTATACACTTGTTGCTGCGGATGCAGGAAAACATATCTTCCACCCATCAACTGACGCTAATGCTCGGACGTTTACTATCCCTGCAAATGGTTCAGTAGCGTATCCAATTGGCACAGCAATTTCGTTTGTTAATATGACTTCTCAAGTGGTCAGTATCGCAATCACAACAGACACGATGTATTTAGCTGGTACAGGCACAACAGGCACACGCTCATTAGCGCAATACGGTACAGCAACAGCACTTAAAATGACATCGACAACTTGGATTATTTCTGGTGCGGGGTTGACCTAATGAGCGGAATTCAACAAAACTTTGCATATGGTCGTTCTTTTGGTTTTGCTAATGGATGGCCTGTTGCTAATATTGGCGCGGCATACGGAGGTGGCTTTTTTGCAGGGCAAATAAATGTGTCTGGCACTAAATACAACTTAGTTGTTGCACCTAAAGCATCTGGTGAAAGCACAGGTAGTACGTGGGGCGTTTATGGAACGACAACGGGAATAACGTCTGTCATTAATGGACCTACTAATAGTGCTGTGGAAGCAGCGTTAGGCTATCAAGCTGCCGTATTTGCTGAAGGCTTAACAATTGGAGGATATAGCGATTGGTATCTACCTGCTAAAAACGAGCTAGAAGTGCTGTATTATTTCTTAAAACCGACTACTATCCCTAACAGTACTTCATCGGGTTCAAATGCTAATGCGGTATCACCAGAGCCTATTAGCACAAACTACACAAGTGGCTCACCCGCTCGAACAAGCTCGGGTATTGGCTTTAGAACGGGGGAAACAAATGCGTTTGCCTCTGAATCCTATTGGTCTTCTACTGAGTTCGATGCTAACCAATCATGGATACAGACCTTCGACAATGGTACTCAGAACAACGTCAATAAGAACAATAGTCTCTACGTCAGAGCTGTTCGGAGAATCGCTGTGTAAACAGCGTTAATTAAATAGGAATAATAATGTACATACAAATAACAAACATTGACGCAGACACGGGTATTCTTTGCACAGAAGCACCAATGCGTACAGGACCGGCACTCCCAAATGTAAAAGGTTTCCAGTTTATCTTTCAAAACGAATCTGACTTCCCTATTGCTTCAAATGCCGATGGCTCACTCAGCACAGCACCACTGCTTTATGGAACGTGCGATGATGATGCAGACACAACATTAGTTGGCGTAGTTAAAGTGCTATCAGAAGTTGAATTTAATGCAGATAAACAAGCAGAACATTTAGCACGTCAACCATACCCATCATGGGTAGGTGATATTAATACTATGTCGTGGCAATCACCTGTAAGGTATCCGCAAGACGGTAAATACTATCAATGGGATGAATCAATAATTAACTGGGTTGAGGTAGCTTAATGGAGCATTTTATCTCTTTATTATTCCTCGCAAGGGACGTTGCGCATCGTGAGCATCTACGCACTAGAAGTTTTGCCGCGCACATAGCGCTTAACGACTTTTATCATGAGATTATCGAGCAAGCGGACGGCATTACAGAGGCGTATCAGGGCAGCTATCAGCTCCTTAAAGACCTTGAGATTATCGGCAGTAAAAATGTCGATAATATTGAAGACTTCTTAAAGAAACAAGTGACGTGGATTGATGAAAACCGCTATAAAGTCTGCGGTAAAGATGACACGCCAATTCAAAACTTGATTGATGGGATTATGGAAACCTATTTTACCGTTCTTTATAAACTTAGATTCTTGAAGTGAGGTCGAGATGCCTGACGAAGCCTGCCGTTTAGCTAAAGTAGAACAGCGCATTGATGCGCTAGAAGAAGTGTTTGAAGACAGAGGGAAAAAGCTAGACGCTATCATAGCCGCGCTTGATGAGATGAAAGCAGAGCAGTCGCGCTACAAAGGCTTTATCGGCGGTATCGTTTTTACCGTTGGCGCGTTGTTTTCGTTTCTCACATGGTGGTCGGGTAAATAATGGAATTCCTACAGTTTGCTTCGGACGTAGGATTCCCTATCGCGGCGGCGACTGGCGGAATGTATTTTGTCTACCTGACGCAGAAATTCTTGCTCGATAGTGTGCTTGAGAAGATTAAAAGCCTAATAGGCATCATCAAGCAACTTGATAAGCGCGTTACCGCTATGTCATGTGACATCACCAAAATTGATGATTTGGCGTCAACGGCGCTTAACATACCGCAAGAAAAAGACAGACCAAGACCGCCTCCTGTTGAGAGGAAAGATTAATGGACGCCAATGCAATCGCTAAATATATTAACCAGTATGGATTCCCAATTATTGCCGCTGGCGGCATGGGTTATATTGTTTACTTTGTATGGCTTTGGGCAACCACCGTCGTAAAGCCTATCCTGCAAGAAGCCACAGACGCGCTAATTGAGCTAATCGACCAAGTGCGGGTGCTGGATAATGACATGATAAGACTGACGCAAAAACTGACCACTATTCTATTGCTACGAGAAAAAAAATGAAGATAGGTGAAAAAGGGTTAGCCCTAATTAAAGAATTTGAAGGATGTAAGCTATTGTCATATAAATGCCCTGCGGGCGTGTGGACGATTGGCATAGGCTCAACTCGCTACGCTGATGGAACACCTGTGAAAGTCAATCAGGCGCTACCAACCGAAGCAGCGGCTTTGCATTTACTAGCGCAGACGCTTGCCCCCTACGAACACGCTGTAAACGCAGTTAAGGTTGAGCTAACGCAGAACGAGTTTGATGCGCTGGTATGCTTTTGCTATAACATTGGCACGGGCAACTTTGTTTCGTCAACGCTTGTTAAGATGCTAAAAGCCGATGAACCTAAGTCTGAAATAGCGGCGCAGTTTCTGCGCTGGAACAAGGCTGGCGGTAAAGTATTAGCCGGTCTTACTCGACGCAGAAATGCAGAAGCGGAGTTGTTTTTAAGCGAGTAAATCATCACGTTCGCGAGTCGCGCGAAGGATGCAATAGCGCTGATGCAATCGCACTAATATAGAGCGTCTACGTTTACCGTGACGCTCTGATTCAATCATCACCTGTAATTCACCTTCTGTGTAAGTATTCAAATTAAAGAAGATGTCACGCCATGTTAAGTTGTTCATTTTAATTCCTCTAAGGCAATATCTGAAATTGCGCGTTTGTCATGTAGACTTGCAAATATGCGCTCGTCTACGGTTTTGTCTGTTAGCAGTACATAGCAATATACGGCGTTCTTTTGTCCACTACGGTGCAATCGTCCAATGGTCTGCTCATATCTATCAAGTGACCAAGGAAGCGACAGGAACACCATTTTACTGCCGCCAAATTGAAGGTTAAGCCCATGCCCTGCTGACTTAGGGTGGACGAGCAGTAATTCCACTCGCCCTGCGTTCCACAATGAGATAACACCTTGCTGGTCAATTGTCCGCGCATTAGGGTATCGGCGTTTAAGTTCTTCAAGCTCTGCTTGAAAGTTGTACACAATAATCGTATTGGCGTGTTGGTTTTCTGCCAGTATTTCGTCTAGTCGGTCAAACTTGTGGCGCGAAAACCATGCGGTGGGTTGCCCTTCAATATACGAAAACCCGCTAGCCATTTGTTGCAGTTTGTTTACCACCACAGCGGCGTTAACCGCTATGATTTCTTTATCGTCGTAATACACTACAAAGTCTTTCTTCATCTCTTTGTACTGCTTCATATCCATTGCGCATTTGACCGGCACAACGTTAAGCGGGGGTAAAGTATCCATATACTCTTGCGTGTCGATAAGGTACGTTGCAGGCTTAATTACCGCCATCACGTCACGCAGTGAAGTGGACTTAGCTACCCATTCACCAAAGTCTTTGTTAAGAAGCACAAAATACGTTTGAAGAAAGGCGGTCTTAGATTTTCCAAGTAGCGCTGTGTCCACTATCTTGCATTGCCCAAATACGTCCTCAAGTCCGTTACTGGTAAATGAGCCGGTAAGACCCCATTTAATTTTAAAATCCTTAATGCGGGCAAACAACGCTTTAAAACGTTTACCTGATGGGTTCTTTAAAACAGTCAACTCGTCAAACACCACGCCGTCAAAGTCAGGCAATGGCGGTAGCGTTTGCAGCGTATCGTAATTAGTCACCACTACCTGCGTTGGTTTGTTGAACGCGATTAACCGTTGCGCGTAAGAGCCAACGGCGATAGATACTGTCAGATTTGGCGCCCACTTGGCCGGCTCTATCGTCCACACGTCCGTGCAGACACGCTTTGGCGCTATCACTAAGAACCGGCGTACTCTCCCCGTGTCGAGCGCTTGCTGCATGGCGGTTAGCGTTATCGCTGTTTTGCCTGCCCCCACTGGGGCGAGAATCATGCCCTTGTCTATTTGGCTCAAAAAGGCAACAGCTTCTATCTGATTGGGTCTTAGCATTGATAAATTTCCATCTTAAATACGCCGTTTGTGGGTGGTCTGCCATCATTGGAATGGTGCAGCAAGGGGTATAGCATATCCATACCCCATTCATCGTTTTGAGCTTTGGCTTCATCTATCCCGCCAAGGTAGCACAAAGTCGCTAACCTTTAGGGGAATAAACGG